CATAAACTACATAACTGCTTTCAGTTGGTGATATGCCAACATAAAACGCGCCCAAACTTGCACCCGAACCGCTTATAAATATATCACTACTACCCGGCACATTTACAAACGTAGTACCAAACCATTCGTTTAACGCCCATTCAAACAACAAGTGTTGTGCGTTATACTTGCATCGTTGCTCAATGCCTACGAATTTATCTTGTATTTTAAACCAATAATCTGTATTAGTCGGCAACTCGCCTGTGTTAGCTACCCAACATTCATACACCGATTTATCCTCATATTGCACTTGGTCACCAACTGCATACGCTGTGGCTGTTACCCATAACGGTGCTGTGTTGCCATCTTTAAACGTACCAAACATGGTATTGTATAGCACTTGCAACGGTTTCACAAGCGTTTTAACCCATGCTTTATAAATCGGCAACCGCTTCTTTGATGGAAGGAAGTTGACCGCAAACGAGTCTGTATTTATTATGCTACTCATTGCACAATGTAAGTTAAGGTATCATCAAAGGTGTGGTTAGTAGTGGTTTCCTCAACAACGTAACCAGAATAGGTATCATAAGTAACACTATCCACACCTGTTGATAGGTTAAACAATGTTACACCTGCGCCATAAGCAACGGTGTCGCGTCTTACTAATATTCGTGTTAATGATAGCCCTGTCACCCCCTCAACTGCTTGTATTGCATCAATAACCGCTTGTGTTGTAATGCGCCCGTTGAATGGTAAATTAGCCATGTAATTATTTAGCGCATCCTCAACATTCGTTTGAATTACTGATGTGTACTGCCCATTGTAATAAATAGTTGCGGCGACTTCCATTTTATCGCTATCTTCGTTGATTAACGTGAACGCAATGCCTGCAGGATTAAACGTTTCAACATAGCTTTGTAACTCGGCTAATTCACCAACTGAAACGGGCTCCGGTGGATCTGATTTTGCAACCTTAATTAATACAGTTCGGTTTGGTGCTGTTACTACTGCGCATCGTGTTAATATTTGGTTTGCTGTATTAACGGTTGGGTATTCAATAACGAATGTAGTGGTGTTCAATTCGGCAACATCACCCGTTTGGAATTGTAGCACTTTATTGCGCGTCCATTGCGGTGTGCTTGGTGCTGCGTTTGCTGCAATAGTTTCTAAATCTGTTTTAAACAAGTCCTGCAGTTGCTCAAAAATAGCAATGCACGAAGCCACAATGAAAAAATATAAATTCCATTTAGCCGTTTGTGATGTTGACGTAAGCCCCGATAAATTACTATCAGCGTTCTTAGCATCAATCATGCTTTGTTTTATTTGTTGAATTGAGCGCGCCATTACGATATAGCTGTTATAATGCCATTTACTACTGTTATGCTTGTTGGATTAGTAAACGTGCCACTAACACCATCGGTTAATGTGTACGCTACAATCGCATCAACATCTGTTAATGATGTAACACCGTTTTGATTTACTATTACTTTCTCTGCTCCATCAAGTGCTGATGCTGCTGGAAGTTCTGATATTTTTTGTTCTGCCATTTTATTGTTGTATTATAAGATTGTAACCTTGTTCGTCCGTTAATATGTAACCCAATTCTGTTGCCAACTCAACTGATTCGGGAATTGCACCCGTTCTAACTATATCGTTATCAATTTGCGGGCTGTTGTTGGTGACTAAAGTATCAACTTGTGCCTCCGTTGTAGGTGCATTCATTGCGCTGTAATCAAAGCCTTGCATCCTGTAAGTGATGATGAAATCTTGAACATTTGGATGGTCATTGCTCTGAATTTCCATTGTGCGAAGAAACCTGCTATTATAAGGCGTTGACCATCCATGAATTAATGTGTTTAGGTCTTGTTTTAACTGTAATATCTCGGTGTCTTCTGTTTTATAGCTTTCAAACCCTAAGTGCAAGTTAATCGTCATCGTCCCTTGTTGCTGCCCGTTTAAATTATCAATGTATTGTGCATCGGCAAACTCAATAAAACAGCATGGATAGTTAAACGAAATGTTTACATCCTCGCGCTCAAATTGATTGTTCCACAAAGCAACATACTTCAACGCTGTTAACGTTTCAATACGTGCCTTTAATGCGTTATATATTGCTAATTGCATATTACTTAAATGCTTGGTCTAATCGTTTAACAATAACTTTCTTTACTTTCTCATTTAGGTTGTAACTATCACCCATGAATTGACGCTTTGGCATTTTAAAACGGTGTTTGCCGTATGCCTTGCCATCCAATCCCTCATTATGTATCTTAGCATAAGCCAAATCACTATGTATTTTAACGCTCAACGCTGCTCTGTTTGCGGGGTCACGAATGATTGAACGCCTTAAATCACCAGTTTTTACCAATATAGCGCGGCCGCCTCTTGCATCGGCTTTCTTTCGCGGCTGCCACTTCTGAACTGTTTTATCATCCCATCCTTGTTTACGGAATGATTCAACAAAGAAGTTTTTAGCCGTTATACCTGCATCAACAATGGCAAACTCCATAGCTTTGCGGGCTTTGCGCTCTATTGCTTTAAAGTTGAATTTATTGCTCTTTGCCATGTTAATACGTTGTTAATGGTGGCAATCCCCAATTATTCTTTGCCGCTTCTTTATCCTCTTTTGCAATGTCAAAGTAGGGGTGTTTGTCCTTTCCTCTACTTTTAAATACATAGCCATCAATACCCGCGTTCATACGAAACAATGGCGGCACATCTTCGGGCGGGTTAAATTCACTTAGGTCAGTTAACGTGCCTTCTGATAATTGTATTACGGTACAACGACAACGCCATCCATTAGGTGGATAATATTGCCTCCAAAAGGCATCGTTAACTGGTCTTATTATATTGTCAAGCGCAGCGTGTGTTGGCCTTACTCTACCATCACCAATAGTTTGATATTGCAATAGCGGCATCACATCGGCATCAATCTCAATACGTTTCCATTCCGAAGCCATACGCGCTGATGCTTTCGCTGTTTGGTACTCTGCTTGTAAATAATCCTGGTTGTATATTTCAAATATCGGTGCTGCTGCTTTCTTAAATGCGTAAAAATTTGATTGATATTCCGGCACAGCTAATAATGATGTTAATGCTTTGGTTTGTTGATACGTTTTCGCACCGCTAAACACATAGATATTATTCAGCAAGTCGTTAGTCAGCATCTCATCAACAACGGGCGCTAAATCAATGCCATCTTTTAAGTATTTCGCTGTTTTTAAATAAATCCCCTCCGGCAAGTTTTGAGTAGTTACCGCACCAATCCATACATCATTTGAGAAACGGTTAAAATCGTTTTCATCAAACGGTACAGGTGGGTCAACCTCCTTATCAATGTTTAATATTTCGCAATAGCCGCACACTACTTGTAAAGGTTTTTTAATTTATTAGCAACTTTCTCAACTTCCATTTCTTCATCACTTAAAACAATATTGTATTTGTTTTCCAAATACTCTTTTTCAAATTTTACGTATGGCATAAACGAAGCATCAATCTTGGCTTGTTCAGCAATAGGCACGCTTTCTGTTTCATCATATTTAAACGTGCATCCGCTTAAATCAAACCCGTTCTTGATCATCATAGGGACTAATTGATTTTCGATAACAAACTTCATTTTTAATGTGTCCTGCATCGCAATCATATCGGCAATATTCATGTGAACGTTTGCGCTACCGCTGTATGCCTTTTCATCGGTTGTTCCCGTTTGTCCTAAAACTATTTTGCTAATTTCAGAATTGCAACGCTCCACCATCATATCAAACACTTGGTAAGCATCTGTTCTACTTGCCTGCATTAACTCCACCTTGTCATCTAAATCCAACACCGCCCATGATGCAACACCCATGTTTATCATCATGTTTTCCATGTTTTTACGGGTTAATTCATCGCGTACGTTTGTTTTGCCTATTCTTATCGGGCTGCCAAATATCTCGGCAAACTCTGCCCATGCTGCCATTGCGTTTTTCTTCCAAATTACGTATGGCGCAAGGTACATTAATAACCCTAAATCTTTCTTTTCACCAACGCCAATACACCAATTATTATAAGGCGATTCGTCAAAGTGTTTGCCATCGGTAACAGTTGCGGTGTTGTTACGCACTAAGCTAAACTCCGGTACAACATAAATGCGAGGTATCAACTCGATTGAAACATATTTATCGTTAACGATTGGACCGAATTGAATACATGAAAAGCCCCAAAATATGCTATCTAATGCTAAGTTTTGAAAATCATAAAACCACTTTTGATTAAACCAATCAGTTTTAGTTTCGTCAATTTCACCATCGGGGCCTAAAACCATAAACTTCTTACATAATATTCTTGATTTACGCTGCAACATTGCGCTTTGAACTTGCGCATCCAACACTATTTGTTGATAATTTTGCATCAACAAAAATCTATTAGGGTACATTGGGCTTTCTGCCGCCTGCAATGCAATGTTATACTTTGTCGCATCTTGACGCACACGCTGTAACTGCTGCTCAAACGTAATCGTTTTGCGTATGTTAGCCTTTTCGGGCTGCGGTTTATTGAAGTTTAAAAAATCGTACCAAGCCATTATAAAAAGAAATTATTTTGTTTGTCAAGGCTGCTGCCATGTCTTATGCTGTAACCGGTTGCCTCGCTCTCATTGATATTCAACACCTCTGCTGTATCTGTGCCGCTTGCCCATCTATCGAGTTGGTCTAAAGCCTCCTTGTTTCGCTCGCGCCTTAAATCGGGAATATTGCGCGGGTTAATTCTCGAATAAAGATTATACAACGCCATATCCATAGCTAACTCAACAAACATTGGGTAACGGTTATCGCCAACAGTCCAATAATCAGCGTTGCTTGTTGGAATGTTAACCATCGCCTCCCAATAATCTGTGTCTGTTAACTCTTGGTTTGTGTTATCAGCAACGCAAGTATAAACATAGCCATCGTCATCGGTAACAATATCGTCAATAACATAAGCGGTTGTTTTATCCCATCTATCAAAGTCGTTAACATGGGTGATTGTTTCGCCACTTATAACGCGGTCGCGTGTACGGTAATGTGTTGTGTTACTGTACGCGGTCATTGTTCCGAGTTCAATATCAACCATGTACCGCTGCACTAACTTTGTGCGCATACGTGAAATGGCTTTGACCTCGCTATCGTACAAGTTTTGAGGCGTGTTTTCAGTGATTTGGTTTAAATCAACGGTCTGAATTATTGAAAGATAATCGGAGGTTTTTAGAAATCGTGCCATGATGCGAAATAATAAAAAAATATTTGATATGTATGTAAAATGTAACTAAAATCTTGACACCGATTTATACTCCGCATCTCTACCGACAACAACAAGCGGTTTAATGATTCCGCTTTGAAATTTATTATACTCATTAACGAACACCGTTGTGATTAAGTACCTGGTTAAATCAACAAAGTGGCCATAAGGTTGGTATGGTACTTTTGTAATCGGATCCGTTACGGTTCGCTTGTCAACCTTACCGTTTTTATCCTCTTTGGTGTTTTCGTAATCAAGTATGGCAGTTCTGCAGGTTTCGTTTGCTTTGAATTTAATGCCACTTTCCTCGTAATCAAGTATAGCATTGAAGAAATCAGCACTTGGGCGCACATTGGGGTTTGATTTACTTACGCGCCTTATTGGTTTCAATTCGTCAAGTTCGTTAATCACTATTTTAAATAAGTCATATCCCTTTTCTTGTTTAACATCATCCTTTTGCGAGGTACTATCGCCACAAACATAAACATGACCTGTATGCCTCCACTTTCTAAACTTAGCCATCAATACGCGGCCCATCTCTTTTGTTGTGTTATTTGGGTTTTTTAACGCAACCTCATCAATTAGCCTTATTTCGTTATCGTCACTTATTTGGAAGATGCCACAAGGAAAGTATGGGTTAACGTTTTCATCAAAGGACAGCCAAATGGCGAGGGATGGGTCGTAATCAACTATTGAGGTGTGTTTGACTGTACTCCATGATTTTAAAAACTCACCCCCGAAATCTACCTTGCCCCACTCGCCTAAAACATAAACTTTGTATAGGTTTTGATTTGCTTTAACGCGCTCGGTTAAGTGCTTGATGTAATCTGAATCAAGAAAGGCATTGTCTTTATACGTGGTGTTGAGCAAATAGGTGTCATCATCGGGGGTGTCAAAAAACCTGCGCTTTAACCAATGCTGTTCCGATATTGGGTTAAACGTGATTATAAATTGCTTATAGTTGCTTGTTTCGCCCCTTACCCTTAACTCTAATTGATTGAAATCAGCCTCGTCAAGTTCTGTTGCTTCTTCACACCAAACTGATGTAATCCCTGCAATAGATTTAATTTTCTCGGGGTCATCCATACCGGCACAAATTATTTCATTGCCGGTTGGATTGTGCGTAAATCGCATTTCAGATTTATTGATGGTAAACTCTGAATAAATATCATATTCAAGCAGTTTGTCAATCAATAATTGGTAGATTGAATTGCGTATTGTTGTGGCTACTTTACGGATGCACAATATACGGTGATTGCGCTCGGTTGTGGTTCGCAGTATTATTTTTTGAACGGCTGCTATGGATTTGCCTGATCCTGCTCCGCCTTTGAGGACTGCATATCTGTTTTCGTTATGTAAAAAAGGTATGTAGCAGTTGTTTACACTGATTTCACCGTCCATGACCTAATCTCTTTGCCATTCGTGGTTATATCAACCTCTTGTGTCGGTTGTCGATACGTGTACTTCAACAACAACTCCGCTGCCCTTGCATCACCCCTTACCGCTTTGGCTCTTAACCCTGCCAATATCGCTTCAAGTGCAATCTTGCCATCTTTCTCTTCGCCCAATATCTTGGCCATTGCTTCCTTTAAATCGGGCAATTTTGGGCGGCCTTTAGGGTTGCCTGACTGCCCTTTCTTGAATTTATGAGGTATTATATTCTCTGGCTTTGGCATCGCTGATTTGTCGCTGTTTATTGGAGCGCGGAGGTCGGTATAACCGCCATCTCGATACTGGAAGTAC